ACCAACAGGACCACTGACATGCACACCATGCAGATTCAGGACACCGATTTCTTCGCCTTCGTGAAGATGATCTTCAAGGCCAGACGCACCCCCTACATCAAAGGCCCGCCCGGCTCCGGCAAGTCCGCCATGACCGAGGCGCTGGCCCGCGAACTCAACGAATTCTACAAGGATGAGGGCGGCTACGGCTACTTCGAGATCGACATGTCGAAGGCCAACATTGCCGACTGGCAGGGCTTCCTGATGCCCGAGGATGAGACGATCATCGACGCCGACGGGCAAGAGGTGAAGATCAAGGCCGGCAAGTACACCTATCCGTACTGGGCCTATGACAAGTTCACCGGACGCCCGATGCACACGTTCAAACGTGGCGTCATCGTGTTCGAGGAATGGGCACAGGGCGAGCCGGAAGTGAAGCGCGCCGGGGCGTCGATGATCTACGGCAGGCGCATGGGGCTGTACCACTTCCCCGACTTCGACTGCATCCTGCTTGGCAACCGCGACATTGATCGCGCCGGGGCGACCAAGGAATACGACCATATCATCAACCGGCTCACCATCGCCGAGATGAAGCCGACGCTGAAGAACTTCCTGATCGTCGCGTCGGACTTCGGCATGACGCCGATCACCATGGCGTTCGCCGCCCGCAACACCGACAAGGTGTTCGCAGCCGTCGCGCCCAAGGAACAGGGCGCGTACATGACGCAGCGCTCGCTGCATGCGCTCGACGACATCGTCAAGGCAGGCATGAGCGAAGGCCGTGATCTGGATGACCCGATCATGCTGATCGCCGCCGCTGGCACTGTCGGCATGGAGGGCGCGACCGACTACATGGCGTTCGCCAAGGCGCGTCATGAAATCCCGACAGTGTCGGAGGTTGTGCGCAACCCGTCAGGATGCCGCATCCCGCACAAGCTCGACCTGATGACCTTCCTTGTCTACGACCTCGCGTCGAAAACCGACAGGGCCAACATCGCGGCTGTCGCCGAGTACATCGCGCGGCTGCAGTCGGACATGGCGTCGACCTACTTCGACGCGCTCACCCGGCGCGACAAGTCGATGATCAACACCCGTGAGTTCATCGCCTACTCGAAGGCCAACCTGAGCCTCACGGCTGCGGTCGCCATGCGCCAGTAGTTCACGGCTCGGGGACATCCGGATGTCGCTCGGGCAAGTCACCGGCAGGGTGGAGGGGCGCAACCCCTATGAAGCTCTGTCGGTGGCGGCGCTTAAATTTCAAGAAAGAGGAATCGCTATCATGAACTCGATCATCATGCCGACGAGCGCGCCGCTCGCGTCGTCGCTGCGCCTCATCAAGCCATCCAGACAGCAGGAGAAGTTCATCCACGACGGGTTGGGCTTCCTGCAGATGACGGCAACCTTCTGGTCGTCGCTGCTCTATGGCAGGCTGCCGATACGCTACACCTACGACGTGCCACGGCTGGCGACCGACGCATCCCATGTCTACGTCAACCCGGACGCCCTGCAGGAGGCCAAGTGGAGCATCGAGAACCGGGCATTCGGTCTGGCGCACGAGGTGTTCCACTACATCCGCAACGACCTGATCATCCGCAAGATGATGCGCGACGCCAACGAGGTGCCGTGCCCGTCGGGCGCGCTGCCATACGACGACATGCTGTCGAACATGGCGATGGATTACGTCATCAACGCCGCGCTGATCGACGGCAAGGTGGGCGACTTCCCGCAAGAGGGACTGTTCAACCCATCGCTGAGCGCCAAGGGCATGGAGTCGTGGACCGAGGTCTACGAGAAGCTGTGGCAACAGAAACAGGGCGGCAGGGGTACAGGTCAGGGGCAAGGGTTCGACCTGCATCTTGAGCCGTCACAGGAGGCCGTCGAGGCGGAGGAAAGGGCTGGTGCGGTCGTCCGTGCCCAAGCCATCCAGTCCGCCAAGATGGTCGCCGAGGCGGCGGGCATGGGGGATTTGCCCGCCGCCGTCAAACAACTGATTGGCGAGATCATGACGCCCCAGGTCAAGTGGCAGGACCATCTGAAGTCCGCCATGCACCGGGCGGCAGGTGAGCCGTCACATGACTGGTCGAAGCTGAATAAGCGGCTGATCAGTCGCCCCGCCCCATGGGGCAAGATCGCCTTCGCCCGCAAGAGCCACTATGGCTGCGGTCAGGTGGTCGTCATGTACGACACGTCGGGATCATGCATCAACGAAGAGACGCAGACCAAGTTCTTCACCGAGATGAGCGGCATCGTCGCCGACCTCAACCCGGCTGAACTGGTCGTCATCTGGTGCGATGCCGAGGTGCAGCGCATCGACCGCCTTGAGGAACCGACCGACCTTGAGACGCTGCGCATGGAGATCAACGAACTGGGCGGCGCGCCGGGAGGTGGCGGCACGGACTTCCGTCCCGCCTTCCAGTGGGTCAGGGACGAACATCTCGAACCCGACATGGTGGTCTTTTTGACCGATACCTACGGGATATTCCCGCAAGAGGTGCCGGATTACCCGGTCATCTGGTGCTCGCTGATCGCCAATCCGCGGGTGCCGTGGGGCGAGGTGGTCGAGATCGACTAGGGGTAAAGCGCTTAGCACTTTACCCAAAAGTTTGGAGCGGGGGCTGTAGACCCCATCAGTGTAAAGAGAACCCCGCTCTTGGCCGGTGCCCCCGGTGCGACTTGAATCATCCCGCCGGGGGCAGAGGCCTAACCAACAGAAAGGACCAAACGAAATGTACGAAAGTCATTCCGAAAGGCTGCGCATGGAGGCGGCGCTCTGTCTCTGGGAAGCCATGCTGGATACCCGTCTGGACGACGATGCCTACCATCGCTCGCCGCAATGGCAGGTCGACATGTCCACCGAGTGGGCCAACCACGGCACGGTCGAGATGCGGCAGCGCGCTATCATGCTGGCGCCGCTGGTGCTCGATGTCTGGGATTTGCTCACCGAAGAGGAGCAGGAACAGTGCGTGCCCTACGACTGGGATTTCGTGCCGACCGTGCTCGCCGAGCATTGGGAGCATCCCGATGCCGGGTGCCTCACCATCGCGGCCAACATCCGCAAGCTGCTGAAGGACAAACCGGCATGAAACCGTGGCACGTCGGCGGCTTCGCCAATATCCGTCAATCACGAGATGAGAAAGCAAAAGCAATGAACTGGGAAACATGGATGGCCGAGGCGCACAAGGCCGGTGAGCATTACTGGGCATACCGGGAGTTCGTCATGGACAACCCGGATGGTGCACGCGCGGCCTTCGAGGCGGGCATGGACCCGTATGAATACATCAAGAGCGAAGGCCAGCGGCTCGACCTGCACGAGTTCGGGCCTGCATGGGGAGGTTGGTAAATGACCCACCGTGAGATCAGTCGCGCAGCCGACAGCCTAGACGCTGTGCTGCGCGACATCTTCCGGCTCAAGGAAGAAGAGACTGATCGTCTGATCGAGGCGATCAAGGACCTTGCCGAGCAGGTCGCTGACAACGAGATCGACCGGCTGTTCAACAGAGGAGATTACCGATGAGCAAACAAGTCGAAGCAGCATGGCAACTCGTAAGCGAGCTTGCCAGCATCAGTACGCCAGAAGAGCAGTTCGAGCGGCTGAAGAACGAGGATGGCGTCGTCGATAACGACGGCATGATCTACGAGGACGCCGACGAGATGATCTCGGACATGAGCGACGACCAGTTGGTGGAAGCCTTTGCAGCCTTCATGGAGTTCGTTAGCCGGGCCAAGGAGATCGTGAAATGAAGGAGTTCGCATTCGACATCGTGCTCAACGCTGTGGTGCGGGTTCATGCCAACACCGAATCGGAAGCACGTAAGAAGCTGGAACGGCTCGATGCCGTGGACCTGAACAGACGTTTCGAGGACCTGCAGATCACCGAGGCCAGCCTTCGCGAGGATGGTGAGTATGGCGTCGTGCTGTTCGAGATCGATGGAGAACCAGTGTGAACATCATGGTCATCAAGTTCGAGTTCGGCTGGCGTCTGGTGCGCAACCACAAGCGCATCGAGGCGTGGAAGCAGGACAAGCTGCTGCACATTTTCCCGACATGGATGGAGGCCATCGCCTTCATGGACAGTATCGAAGACGAGCCGGTGAAGGCCGAGCAACACCAGACAATGCAATAGGACCAAGCAAATGGGCATCACCAGACGTGAAGCAAAACGCATCGTGAAGACGATCATCAAGAACTACGAGGCTGGCGACGACGACGAGACACTGGCGTGGTGGCTGCAACGGGAGATCGAAGAACTGGGACGAAAGAAATGACCAACAGATTCTACAAGGTGCTGACCGAGAAGGGTCTGCGATTCATCGTGCTCAATGCCGACAATCCGGAACACGTTCAGGCAGCGAAGATCGAACTCAGGCGGCGCAACCTAGCCATCGGCTCGCGCTACCAGATCACCCCCCGCACCATCGATGGCTACGAGAAGGACCGCTGAGATGAAAACTTACAGAGTTAATGACCTGCTCGACATGCTGTACAAATCGGCCGTCGAAGATTGTGTCGATGCGCCGGGTGTCATGACGACCGGCTGGGCGCAGCTCGGCAACGTGCGCTGCGCCTATTATCCGAATTCCAAACGCCACCAGTGGTTCATACGAAGCGGATCAGCGACGCTGGGCGGAGTCACAGCGCTGCTGGACGTACTGCTGTATGAGCTAAACTCATGATGCTCGGAGAGATGCTTGTGCAGGGCAAGCCGCCCGCCAAGATGATCAAGGCATTGTCGGTCATCGCATCGACGATGCACCAGAAGTTCGACGAGCAGGGGTTCGGGTCACGCACGGCGTGCATCCTGTGCTCGCTGGCGGTGCGCGATTTCTTCCGCCGCATCGGCTACACCGACGCCCAGATGACGCCGGTCTACCTGATGATGGAAGCTCGCGATTCCGAGGGCCAGGTCATTCACAGCCTTGGCGTCGGCGACCACGCCAATGCCGGGCAGGCGAAGCCGGATGGCGATGGCTGGGACGGCCATGTCTGCGTCCGCGTTCCCAAGCTGAGCTACTTGGTGGACACCACGCTCTACCAGACAATCCGTCCGCCATGGGCGGCCTTGCCGGGGATGATCGCCCTGCCATACGAGCGCGACCCGGAGAACAAGCTGTTCGGGCTGACGCCGATGGCGAAGCTCGGCAACAGCGACGATTACGGCAACACCTTCCGCATGGCGTGGCTGGAGCAGATGCACAACGAGGGCTGGCGCAAGGCGCCCGACCGCGCCATCGAGCGGCGGCGTAACGTCGTCAACGCGATGGTGAAACGATTCGGACCATGGAGGGACAGATGAGATCGAAACCGGTCGTCTACTTAGCCGGCAAGACGCATGGCGAATTTCAGGCCGCCTACTACACCGTGCGGCTGAAGCAACTCGGCCGCATGGAGAACGAGGGCATCCACTACACCGTCGAGGTGTTCCACAAATTCATGCGCGTCGAGCTGAAACTGTTCGACCGCTGGGAGGATGCGCTTGCCCATTACGATCACTGGGTCAAGGAGAAGCTACCGGTGCAGATCGCGCTGGAAGCGCTCGGGCATGCCGGGCCGCTATCATCGGCCATCGTTGACGGCCAGCATCGGGTCCATGCGCAAGTAATGCAATTGACCCCCCTTGCGTAACACAATTGAATTGGCTATGTAGGGGATGCACCGCCCGAACGCCGGTCATTGGGACCGACTGGGCAAAGCGAGAAAGGACTACCCGATGGCTGATAAAGCCAATGCTGGTACTGCGGCCTGGCAACCGCGTTTCGCCCTCGATCTTTCCACCGCGCGTGGCAAGGCATTCGAGGAAATCACCACCGACTTCGAGAACTGGAGGAAGGAGCATCCGCTCCCGCCTCTCGATCTCACTGATGGCTGGCACACGATAACCCCGGAGAAGGCTGAGCAGCTGCTCAAGCACAATCCTGTCGGGGCCAATCGCAAGGCCAACCTGGGGACGGTGCTTTACTACGCAGCGCAGATGAAGCGCGGCGACTGGCCGAAGACGGGCCAGCCGCTGATCTTCAAGGAGAACGGCGACCTTGCCGACGGTCAGCACCGTCTGTGGGCGTCGTATCTCGCCGGGGTGACGTTCATCACGTTCGTCGTCACCAACGTGCCCGATCATCCGCGTCTGTTCGCCTACATCGACAACGGCAAAGCGCGTAGCGCCGCCAATGCGTTGCAGACGGCAGGGATGAACGGCGTGTCGCCGTTGATCGTCAAGGCTCTCGACTATGCCTATGCATATGAGCATGGCCTGTTCACGGTCAACTCGGTCCAGAAACGCGAGCGCATGTCGCCCGTGCAGTATCTGGACAGTCTCGAAGCGCATCCGCATGCCCGCATGGCAGCCAAGCTCGCCGTGTCGGACTTCGCGGAAGCGTCAGAACTGGCGAATCGCGAAGTCGTTGCCTTCGCAACGATGGAGATCATCACCAGCTTTGGTGAGGATATTGCCGAACAGTTCATGAATCAGCTGGGCGGCATCGAGGAAACCGAGGACGGCGGTCCCATCGACGCACTGCGCAAGCTCCTGCAGAAGGACGCCACCAAGCTGAAGGACCAGATGAAGACCCATCAGAAGCTGGGCAACCTCATCAAGGCCTTCAACCTGTGGATCGTCAACGAACAGCCCAAGAAGAACTGGTCGCTGCGCGTCGACGAGAACTTCCCGCGCTTTGCCGAGCCGGCGGAGCCGGAACTGTCGGAAGCTGCCGAGTAAGGTGGTGAGGGGAGGGGCGCCAATGCCCCTCCCTGTCTGTTTATCAGGGGTAATAATCATGGAAAATGTGGTCTCGCTGCGCGCTACGCAGCCTTATGAGTTTCACCCGTTCGCCGATATCTGGCCGCTTATGGAAGGCGCTGCCTTCGAGGATTTCGCCACCGATATCGCCGCCAACGGGCTGCTGCAGCCGATCCTGCTCTACGACAACAAGATACTCGACGGCCGCAACCGCTATAACGGCTGCATCGAGGCTGGCGTCGAGCCGCGCTACGAGCAGTCGGATGCGAAGAATGATGCGGAGGCGCTGGAACTGGTGTTCTCGCTCAACCAGCACCGTCGTCATCTGTCGTTCGAGCAACGTGCCTTCGCTGCCGCGAGATACGCCACTATAAAGCACGGAGGGGATAGATTTTACAGCAAGTTATCCAGGGATAACTTGCTTCCAAATGATGACCCTGCACTTGGTCACGGTGGGCGTTCCATTCGCGAGGCCGCGAAAAAATTCGATGTTGCTCCTGTATCCGTATCGCGTGCCCGCAACGTTATTGAGCATGGCGGTCTAGAACTTGAGAAGAAGGTTAAAACCAAGAAGATCGGCCTGCAGGCCGCTGCCAACGAGGTGCGTCCGAAACGCAGGGCGAAGACGGCTGTAAGCCAGAAACGTGGTTTGCCGACAGCGGCACGGGTGCCGGTCATCGACACCTCCAAGCGACGGCTGCTAACGCCGCAGGAAGTCGACCCGGAGTTCACCGGCACGTCGAACGAATTCACCACCAAGTACGGCCATGTGCAGATCGAGACGGCCGAGGAACGGGCAACCAACCGGTTTCTGGAGTGGACAGCGCATGTCCGCAAATGGGCGAAGGACTACAAGGAATTCCCGCTGTCGGAGATCGATCTCAACTGGCTGCGTTCACCACGCCCGAAGGACATCGAGCGCTTCCTTGAGGCCTACAACACGCTGAAACTGGTATTCGACAACATCCAGGCGATTCGCGACAAGGCGAAATCGCTGAAGAAACCCCTGAAGGAGAACGGCAATGAATGACATGAGCAAGATGGACAAGGAGCTGGATGCCGAGCTGGAAAGGAACCTGAAGGGCCAGGGTGGCAACACTCTCGGCAGCAAGCCGATCTCGTCGACCAGCACGCCGGCAATGGCCAAGGCGACCACCATCGTCCAGCTTAACGATACCATCGAGGACCTGCAGAGGAACATCGAGGAGATGCAGGCGATGATCCGTGTCGTCGAGGAAATCAAGAAGCGGCTGGTCTGATTTGTGAAGGCGCGGCCGTAGGATTATGGTGGCGCCGTTCACGTTCACCGGAGGAATCACCATGGCAGAAGCTGCACCTGCTCCCGAAGCAAAGGAATGGGAGCCGCCGGAAGGCGATCAGGAATTCGATTTCACGGACATCCAGTCGGCACCGGCATGGATCGACAAGGGCTGGGCCTCTTGGAACAACGGCCCCGCACTGGCGCTCCCGGCTGGCGATATCCCGTTCGGCAACGGTCCCTACACGACCAAGATCGCCAGGGTCGGCGACAAGGTGATCTTCAAGGCGGCTACGCCGTCCAAGCCCGCCCACTTCGAGGTCGTCGCGGGTGAGCCGGTTGGCGAACAGGCGACCAAGAAGCCCGTGGCAGCCACCAACGCCAGCCTTGAGGACATGCTGAAGACCGGCTTCATGACGCCGGATGATCTCGGTCCGGATGCCAAGGGGCAGGTCGTCGCGCGTTCACCGGGACTGAAGAAGCTGGTCGAGGAAGGCAAGGGTGCGCCCGAGCCGGTGGCTGTGACCGACGTGGTGAAAACGAGCTGATTTCACTATCATTTGCGTTACGCGGGTTTTTGGGATTTTCAAAATTTTCGGGAATCCGCGTTTCGCGGCCTAAAAATCGGATTGGGCAAAAAATGACCCCCGGTCAAATGGGAGTGGGGGGCTTGGGGGGATTTTTGACCGGGGGCGATGGAGTGACGGGTAGTCAGTGTCAGTCCCGTCATGGGGACATCTTATACCCGGTCTGTGTGGCGGAAAAAAGTGGGGCGGTGGCAAGCGAAGGCGTAATGCCTTGTGTCACCGAGGGAACCACAGCTTCACCTGCTTTGATCACCGCCCCTATCGATGGACAATCTGCCATCGACGTGCGTAACATAATTGAGTTCACTCAAAAAACAAGAGACCACTGTGAAACCTCTATTTCTGGACTTCGAAACGTTTTGGGCTGACGACTACTCCCTCCGGCAGATCACCCCCATCGAGTACATTAATTCGCCGCGCTTCGAGGCGCTCGGCTGCGCCTTCATTGATGGCAGCGGCAGCAAGGTATGGGTCGACGGCCCCGATCTTGAGGCGTTCTTCGAGGACGTCGACTGGGCCAACACGTTTGCCGTCTCGCACAATGCGCTGTTCGACATGCTCATCCTGTCGAGTCGCTATGACCGGGTGCCGGCGATGTATGGCTGCACCCTGTCGATGGCGCGCAACTGGCTCAGTCATTCGCTGAAGTCGGTGTCGCTGGCGAGCGTCTCAAAATATTACGGGCTGCCTGACAAGATGGACACGGTGCAGAAGACCAAGGGCGTCAACTTCCTGCAGATGCGACAGACACGGGCGCTGTACGACGAGGTCAGGCAGTACGCCATCGACGACGCCCAGAAATGCCGACAGATTTTCATGAACATCATGCAGGACGGCTTCCCGCACGGTGAGCTGGAGACCATCGACATGGTGATCCGCATGGCGACGCAGCCAAAGTTCGAGCTGGATTCATTCGTGCTCGCCGAGCATCTCGGCAATGTCAGGGCGAAGAAGCAGGCGCTGCTCGATGCCGCTGGCATCGACCAGGACAACGTGTCGGCGCTGATGAGCGACGGCGTGCTCGCCTCCATGCTGCTCAGGCTGGGCGTCCAGGTGCCGCTGAAGACCTCCAAGCGCACCGGCAGGCAGGCCTATGCCTTCGCCAAGACCGACAAGGAATTCGTCAGGCTGCTCGATCATGACGAGCCGATGGTGCAGGCCATCGTGGCAGCCCGGCTGGGGATTAAATCTACGCTGGAAGAGAGCCGCACCGAGCGGCTGCTCGCCATCGGACGGGTGACCGACAAGATGCCGGCGCCGCTCAGATATTCCGGCGCCCATACGCACCGCTTCTCCGGCGACTGGAACATCAACCTGCAGAATCTGCCGCGCGGGGGCGAACTCCGCCGGGCGTTTCGCGCCCCGGCGGGGGAGCTGGTGGTGGCTGTTGATGCGAGCCAGATCGAGGCTCGCATCAATGCCACCATCAGTGGGCAGACCGATCTGGTCGACGAGTTCAGGGCAGGCAAGGATGTCTACTGCTCGTTCGCCAAGATCATCTACGGCTACGAGATCGACAAGCGGGTGCACGACGTCGAGCGCAAGGTCGGCAAGGTCAGCATCCTGTCGCTCGGCTACGGCTCCAGCGCCGAAGTGTTCCAGAACATGTGCCGGGTGCAGGGTGGGGTGACCATCACCGACAGCGAGGCAGCAGCCATCGTGCAGCTGTACCGCGCCCGCTACAGGCTCATCGTCAACAACTGGAACCATGCCCACAAGACCGTGCTGCCTTTGATCGGCAGCCTGTCACCGGATGCGATGAGCGAGTTCACATGGGGGCCGGTGAAGCTCGGCGTGAAGTCGCTGATCCTGCCCAACGGAAACAGGCTCCGTTACCGTGAGCTGCATCACGAGAACTTCGAAGGGACGTGGCGCTGGGTGTTCAAGCGCGGCGAGCAGACGCAGAAAGTCTACGGCGCCAAGCTGGTCGAGAACGTCACCCAGGCGCTCGCCCACCTGCATGTCATGGAGGTTGCCAAGCGGGTCGCCAAGGCGACCGACAACAGGTTGCGGCCGCAGCTGCAGGTGCATGACGAGCTGGTCTACGTGGTGCCGGAGAGCATCGCCGAGGCATGCCGCGAGCTTGTCGTCATGGAGATGTCGAAGGCCCCGGCGTGGTTGCCGACCGCGCCGCTGGCAGCCGAGGGCCATGTTGGAAAGACCTACTTCGATGCTAAGTGAACCGGCCCCGGAGTGGTCAATGCGCAGCCGAGGCGGCAACGGGCGCGCGGGTTGTACCCGCAACAAGGTCAGGTTCGGTATCCGGGGCAGCCTCCCAAGGCTCATTTCGACCGTGAAACCAGGCAAGCCGCCACTTCAACCCGAGGAGAATCACGATGCCCTATGAAGTCCAGAGCAAGCTGCGCGAACAGAAAGCGATGGGTGGCATGCCTAGCAACTGGCGCATCGAATTCGTCAAGATGCACGACAACCATGTGCATTTCATCAACGTGGATTTCACCGGCGACCAGCATGACCGGGAGAGCGTCCAGGCTATCGCCGACAGGATACTGGAAGCGCTGAACAATGAGTGAGGAGAGACCCATATCGGCTGGTAAATGCTGCCGTTGCGGCTGCCGCATCTGGCTGACGCCAACGCACTATTACGCGGCGATGGAGGGCCGCTCGAAGATCAGCTTTCACTGCAGCTACGGACATGCGCAGCACTTCGCCGACGAGGACGACGAGATCACCAAGATCAGACGCGAGCGTGACCGGCTGAAACAGCAGATGGCCGAGCGGGACGACCGCATCCAGAGGCTGATCAAGCTGGCTAACGATGCCGAAGCGACGACCCGCAAGGTGAAGGCCGAGAAGGCGAAGCTGACCAAGCGTGCGTCAGCAGGCTTGTGTCCGTGCTGCAACAGATCGTTCGCCAACATGGCGGCGCACATGAAGACCAAGCATCCAGAGTTCAATGCGGAGGCAGCGTGAAATACATCCTAGGTTCAAGGAAAGTCTATGATCGAATGGAAGAAATGCTCATGAGCGATGAGATTGCACGGCTGCGTGAGGCACTGGAGAGTATCGTGCAGTGGAGCGAGGCTTACCCGCTCGACATCTTCCACGAGCCGACCAAGGATGAGTGGAAAAAGGCGCATGAACTACTGACGGCTAACGGCATGACGATGGATGCCTTCGCGTCCAGCTGCATGCGGCATGTCATCAAGGGCGTTGAGAAGATCGCTCGTGACGCTCTCAAGGAGGGCGAAGCATGACCGACATCATGGAGCGGATAAACAACGCTGTGTATGTCGTCAGCGTCGTCGAGAAAAATAAGACTTTGATTGCGGCCAAGCACGAGATCGAGCGGCTGCGGGCCATCATCAACCAATACGGCATGGACACCCGCAATGTGCCAATAGCGGAGCATATGCGGTTCGTCGCTGAGCAGCTTGAGATCGAGCGGCTGACGTTGCAGGACGTTCCCGTAACGCAAATGCGGGAAGCCGCACGGGCATGGCGTGATCACAGCAGGGGCTATCGAAGCCTGCATGACCGCATTGATGAGTTCATCAATGAGATCGAGCGGCTGCGGGCCGAAGAGCCGAACAACGAGCGACCGCGCAGTCAGGTGCACGTCCATGCTCTGCCGGATGGAACTTACACGGCGGCCGCAGCGGGGCCGCCGCATCCAGTAAAGGATCATGGATATGAGTAAGCCGTTCTCGTGGTCGTGGTCACGCCTCAAGAACTGGCGCACCTGCCCGAAGCGCCACTGGCATGTCGACATCGAGAAGGACTTCGTCGAGGAGGAAGGTGACGCGTTGAAGTGGGGGCACGAGGTGCACGCAGCGATGGCCAACCGCATCGGCAAGGGCACGCCGCTGCCGGAAGCCATGGCGCATTACGAGGACTGGCCGACGCGCTTCGCCAAGCTCAAAAGCAAGGCCAGGGTGCTGGTCGAGAACAAGCTGGCGATGGGCAAGGACTTCCAGAAGACCAGCTTCTTCGACAGTGCGACGTGGTTCCGCGGCGTCGTCGACGCACTGGCGCTGGTGCCGCAGTCCAGCTTCGCCATCGCCATCGACTGGAAGACCGGCGCCAACGTCAACCCCGAGTACGAACAGCTCGGGCTGAATGCGCAGCTGATCTTTGCCAACCATCCGGAGATCGACCGCGTCGCCACGATCTATGTCTGGCTCGGCCATGACACCCAGACGGTGCACAGCTACCAGCGCGACGAGATGCTGTCGCTGTGGAACGGGTTGATGCCGGAGGTGAAGAAGCTGGAGGAGGCGCACCGCACGGTGACCTATCCGCCGAAACCATCGGGCCTGTGCAAGCGGCACTGCCCGGTGACCAGTTGTCCATACCATGGGAGGGGGTCTCGATGAGTGCCGAGCACGAGCGCGACAAGGGCCTTCAGCAGGTCTGGCGTGAGGCGTGGCAGCGGGCGGCGCTGGAACGGGTCGTGCGCCTGCCTCCTGGCTGGGAAGGCACCGGAGAGGACATACGGCTGCATGTGCTGGGCACGGGACTGGTGCTGCCGCACGACCCGCATGCCTGGGGCGCGCTGATCAACAACTGCCAGATCAAAGGCGTGCTGGAGAAGACCGGCGAGCGCCGCAAGATGAAAACCAAAACCAGCCACGCCCGATCAACCGACGTGTTGCGAAGAGTGTGGCCAACAACACCGCATGGAGATTGAATGAGCTTCGAACTGAATCCCATTACCATCCTGACGCGCGACCTGAAGAAAGCGTCAGCCACCCTGACCGACACCGAGGCCAGGTTCCTTGTCGATGCCTACTACTCGATGCAGGAGAACCGCATCCGCTCCGACAATCAGGTGCGTTCCATGGTGGCCGAGCCGCACGATGTGATCGGCTGGCTGGCCGAGCAGTCGGAATCCCTGGAGCATCAGATCAAGGGGGCGCTCGATGTTTATTCGAAAAACCATCCTGTGGGAGGATGGCTGCATAGCGTCAAGGGCGTCGGTCCTGTCATTGCCGCCGGGCTACTGGCGCATATCGATATCCACAAGGCTCCCACCGTCGGACACATCTGGCGCTATGCCGGGATGGACCCGACGAGCAAGTGGAACAAGGGCGAGAAGCGGCCGTGGAACGCCAGCCTGAAGGTGGTGTGCTGGAAGCTGGGCGAGAGCTTCGTCAAGGTCAGCGGCTACGAGGACGCCTACTACGGGCACATCTACAAGCAGCGCAAGGACAAGGAGACCGCCGCCAACGAGCGGGGTGCCTTTGCGCAGCAGGCGGTAGACTCCCTGAACGCCAAGAAGATTAGCAAGGACACCGATGCCTACAAGGCCTACTCGACGGGGAAACTTCCCCCGGCCCATCTACACGCTCGGGCGAAGAGATACGCCGTTAAACAGTTTCTGGCCGATCTGCATGGGGAAATGTACCGCACGATTCTGGGCGAGGAGCCGCCGCTGCCGTATCCCATTGCGATCCTCGGCCATGCGCATCTCAGGAAGCCATAGGTTTTGAGAGAACCAACGAACGAGAGCGAGCCGTGAGATACGAGAGCACCAGTAGACATGAGCGAACCAACGGCATCGAGAGCACCACATCAAAGGAGTGAGCCAAGGTTCTTAAGAGCACCAAGAACTGGAAGCGAGCCATGTGGAACGAGAGCACCATCGGACATAAGCGAGCCACTCGGTCAGAGAGAACCAACGAACGAGAGCGAGCCAAAAGACAAGAGAGAACCCTATAGGGGAAGCGAGCCAGCTACACGGAGAGAACCATAGTTGAGAAGCGTCAGCCATGTGGGACGAGAGCACCCTGGATAATGAGCGAGCCACGTAGCCGGAGAGCACCAACAGCCACTGAGCGAGTCATGCAGGGCAAGAGCACCATATCAGGTGAACGTTAGCCATCTCTTACGAGAGCACCAAATGCCAGGAGCGAGCCATCAAGTACGAGAGCACCGAAGAGGCGAAGCGAGCCATCGCAGACGAGAGGACCATGTGTAAGAAGCGAGTCATCCAGCATGAGAGGACCATCAGCACAGAGCGAGCCATCGACCCAGAGAGAACCATCGACAAAGAGCGAGCCAACCAGCGCGAGAGCACCAACGATAATGAGCGAGCCATATAGCAGAAGAGAACCATGATATATGAGCGAAATTAGTTCTTGCAATCGTAACGCAATGTGTTACATATGACGACGCCCGAAGCTAAAGCGAAAGCGAAGGTTCGGGCGATCCTGTCTAAGTACCCAAGCATGTACACGTACTGGCCGGTACCGTCAGGATTCGGAAGGACGACCATCGACGTCATCGGTTGCTACCGGGGACGTTTCTTCGGTGTCGAGGTGAAGGGCGAAGGCAAGAAGCCGACCCTGCGCCAGACACAGGAGCTGACCTCCATGGCGAAGGCCATGGGGAAAACCTTTGTCGTCATCGGACCCAGCGATCCGGTGCTCGACGATCTGAAACAATGGCTGGACGAACTCACCGAGACCATACCGAATGATCCTGATCTCCCACCAGACACGGTCCGTCGTCGTCGAATATAGACCCGACATCGGCGCACTGTTTCCGCACGGGAAGAGGTTTCAGTTCAACGGCAGCGACCTGATCGCGGTGCCTCACGGCATCGACGAGACGAAGATGCTGCGCAATCTGGACCTCCCCGTGCCGGCACCCATCGTCGAGCACTACGGATTCCCGTCGGCCGACGGGCTGCGGCCGTTCGCCAAGCAGCTGCTGACTGCCTCGGCGATGACCATGAACCCGTTCTTCTACGTGCTGAACGGCATGGGCACCGGCAAGACCAAGGCCTGCCTGTGGTCGTTCGACTACCTGAGGCGGGAAGGCAAGGCGCACCGCATGCTGGTGGTGGCGCCGCTGTCAACGCTCGACTTCACATGGGCCAAGGAAATTTTCCGCACGCTGCCGCACCTGAAGGTGGCGGTGCTGTCGGGCACTGCCGCCAAACGCAGGAAGCTGCTGGCTTCGGATGCCGACATCTACATCATCAACCACGACGGCGTGAAGGTGCTGAGCCAGGAGCTGTTCCAGCGTCTCGACATCGACGTCATCTGCTTCGACGAGGCTGCCGCCTACAGGAATGCCAGGGCCGAGCGCTCGAAGATCGCCCGGCAGCTGGCCAGGAACCGCAGCTTCGTGTGGGGGATGACCGGCTCACCCACCCCATCGGCGCCGACCGATGCGTTCGGGCTGGCGTGGCTGATCACGCCGAAGACTGCGCCGCGGTCGTTCGTGCAGTTCCGCCAGGACACCATGCTGCAGGTGTCGCAATTCCGCTGGGTGCCGCGCCGCGACGCCGCCGACACGGTGGCTCAGATACTGCAGCCGTCCGTCCGCTATACGCTGGATGAGATCGTCGAGCTGCCGCCGGTAGTCGAGCGCGAGATCGAGGTGCCGATAGGAGATCGGCAACGCGCCGTCTACGACGCGCTGCGCGACCACGCCTCCGCCCTGCTGCGTGAGGGGACCATCACAGCTGCGAATGGGGGAGTCGTCTTCACCAAGATGCTGCAGGCCAGCATCGGATGGGTGTACGGCGACGAAGATAGGAAGATTTTCGCGCTCGACAATCACGAGCGCATCGACGCGCTGCTCGACATCATCGAGTCCGCCGAGCGCAAGGTGATTGTCTTCTCGCCCTTCAAGTCAGCGACGGCCGGGATCAGCGAGGCGCTGAAGAAACACAAGATCGAATTCGCCGAAGTCACCGGCGACACCACGTCCAAAGAGCGGGCGGAAATCTTCCGCTTCTTCCAGGACACTGACAAATACAAGGTGCTCAATGCCCACCCCGAATGCATGGCGCACGGGCTGACGCTGACCGCCGCCGACACCATCGTGTGGTTCGGGCCGGTGACCAAACTGGAAATATTCGAGCAGGCCAACGCGCGCATCACCCGCGTCGGCCAGACGCACAAGCAGCAGGTGATCAAACTGGTGGGCACCCCGGCCGAGCGCATGGTGTACCGCAGGCTGGGGGACAAGCATGAACTACAGGAGTCCATCCTCGACATGCTCGCCGAGCTGGCAGGCAATGGAGAGAACGGTGGCTAAGAGATCGAACTTCACCCGTCGCAAGGCCGACGCGTATCAGACCTTCGATCCGGCAGCGCTGCGCGCCCTGCTGCCGTTCATCCGGCGGCGGATCAGGACCTTTGCCGAGCCGTGCATCGGCGAGGGACATCTGGCGAAGCAGCTGGTCCAGGCAGGGTTCGTCTGTGTGCTGGGGTCGGACATCGAGGACGGCATCGACGCGCTGACGCTGCCCAACTTCAACAATCCGGACGCGATCATCACCAACCCGCCCTGGACCCGCGCCCTGCTGCACCCGATGATCCTGCATTTCCAGAGGCATCATCCGACATGGCTGCTGTTCGATGCCGACTGGGCCTTCAACAAGGCGGCCAGTCCCTACCTCGACCAGTGCTCGGACATCGTCGCCGTCGGCCGCATCCGCTGGATCGAGGGCACCACACAGACCGGCAAGGACAACGTTGCCTGGTACCGATTCGACACCCGCCATTCCGGCGGACCCAAATTCCACGGGAGAAAATGAATGAACGTGCAGATCGATATCAAACCATCGCAGCTGGTGACCGAGTTCATCAAGCTGCGCGACGCCAAGAAACAGTTCGAGGAGATGGCGGTCGAGAAGTGCAAGCAGCTGTACGGCGACCGCATGGCCGAGATCGAGGTGCAGCTGCTCGACATGCTGAACCAGCTCGGCGTGGATTCCATCGCCGGCAAGGGCGGCACCGCCTACCGCAAGGTGTCGACCTCGGTGACCATTGCCGACGCCCGTGAATTCCGCCGCCATGTCATCGGCACCGAGAGCTGGGACCTCGCCGACTGGCGGGCCAACAAGACGATCATCAACGAGATGGTGGAGCAGGGGCAGGAAGTTCCGCCCGGCGTCAACCGCACGACCTTTGCAACCGTGGGAATCAGGAGAAAATAAAATGGCCAACGAAATCATACCCATCAGCCAGCAGATCAACAGCGTCACCGCCTCGATGCGCAAGCGCATGGCGGAGAAGGCAGCGGCTGCCAACAGGGCATTCACTGCCGGCAACCTCGGGCCGTCCTATCCGCTGCTCTCGATCATGGGCAAGGAGTTCACCTTCCGGCTGCCGGATGGCAGGAAAAGCCCGCACGTCACCGCCGACGGGCACAAGCTGAACTACATCGACGTCATTCTTGTCGAGGCCTCGGCACAGCTGTCGAAGGCCTATTACGAGAAGGGCTTCGACCCGTCGGAATTCACCCGTCCCGACTGCTGGTCGCAGGATTCGGTGAAGCCCGACCCATCGGCGCCCAACCTGCAGAACGACATCTGCGCCACCTGCAAGCAGAACGAGTTCGGCTCCAGGGTGACGCCGGCCGGCAAGAAGGCCAAGGCCTGCGCCGATCACCGCCGCATGGTGGTGCTGCTGCCGCATCAGGTCGGCGCGCAGACAGCCCAGCCGATGGCGATGCGCATCCCGCAGTCGTCGCTGAAGAACCTCAAGGCGCATGCCGAGCTGCTCGACAATTACGGCGTCGACATGAAGGCCTGCATCACCCGCATGCAGTTCACCGACGCGGCGTTCCCGCAGCTGACGTTCAGCTATGTGAGCCTGCTCAACGAGGACCAGTGGGACTGGATCAGCGCACTGGCGGCGACCTCCAAGGTGCAGGGCATGCTGCACACGCCGGACTTCGAGAACGCGGTGCAGACCCCGATGCAGGAGACCAGAGGCGCGGTCAGGGGACTGACGCCGCTGGAGCCAGCGCCGCCGCCGGTCGGCTTCGACAAGCTGATGGGTAACGTCGTCGAGGATGACGAGGACGAGATCGAGGAGATCGTCCCGGCGCAGGAGCAGAAGCCGAACATCATCGAGCTTCCGGACGGCAAGCTGTTCGACACCACGACCGGCGAGTACATCGACCGCGCGGAGCCGGAGGCCGAGCCGGAGCCGGCGGTCGACCCGGACGTCATCGCCCTGCCCGACGGCAAGTTCTTCAACACACGGACTCGTGAATATGTCGACGGCCCGCAGCTGGAGGCGAAGATCGTCGAGGCTCCGGCGGTGAAGGCCAAGCCGAAGCCGAAGTCAAAGCCGAAGATCGTCGAGGAAGTGCTGGAAGGCAAAGCGGAAACTGAAACCAAGCCGCAGAAGAACGGCAATGGCGGCAGCGTAATGCCGGCGTCGGATGCCATGGAAGCGATGCTCCGGGACATCCTGCCGCCCGGAAATAAGTAACACAATTCGATTTGCAAAAGGCGCCGGGCCTGCCTATGCTCGGCGCCTTTCATAAAACTATAATGTGTCACCGGGGATCACCATGTTCACAACGCAGGAACAGCAGGAAATTCAAATATTTCTTGCGCTTCTATTTCCGTGGGGTGACGGTCACAAAGACCTTTGGAAATCAGTCACATGGACGTTCGTGAACCAGGAGGGTGAGCTGGGCTTCGCGAGCTATGCCGCGCAGTCGATGCCAGACCTTATCCGGCTTATCGAAACCCGCACCCGGCGACCGTCCTCCAACGTCTATGTGGCGCTCGGCACCCAACGGGTGGCGATGCAGGAGAAGAAAACCGCGGATGGTTTTCCCAAGGCCAGCCGCACCTATAGGAACATTGTCTCCTTCAACAGCCTGTTCATGGATATCGACGTCGGCAAGCCGGGCGCCTATGCGACCACGGCCGAGGCGCTCGATGCGGTGAAGGATTTCTGCGAAGTCACTGGCATGGTGCTGCCGACCTTCGAGGTGCTGTCAGGCACCGGCGGCCTGCATGTCTACTGGTGCTTCGACCGCCCGGTGCCATTCGAGGACTGGAAGCCGCTGGCGGTGGCGTTGCAGTCGGCGGCGCTGACCTACAAATTGAAGTTCGACCCGCAGGTGACGGTAGATGCAGCACGAATCCTGCGCGTCCCCAACACCTTCAACCACAAGAAGACGCCGGCGCTCAAAGTCCAGCTGAACTGGGCTGGCCGCACTAGCTTCAAGCGCTATGCCCCCGACGAGATCGCCCAGGCACTGTCGACATGGGTCATTGCGAAGCCGTCACGGCAAGGAACGAATCAGCGACGGAACACGAACTTTACGGCCGGTGTCGAGAACGCGCCGCCGGTGTCCATCGACGATGTCGCTGTCAATTGCCCGGCGATCAGCGACATTCTGGCGCGCGGCGGCAACGGTGATGCCGAGCCGCTGTGGAATTTATCGCTCTATGCCGCCAGCTTCACCAGCAATCCTCACGACGCGGCGCACCGGCTCGGCGATCAGGACCCGCGTTACGATCATGACGCTACCGAGAAAAAACTGATCGAGAAGATCAATGCCCGCGCGAACAATGCAGACGCAGGCTGGCCCACCTGCCAGTCGTTCAACGTGCTGCACCCGGCCTGCGTCAGCTGTCCGTTCCTCACCCAGGGCAAGACGCCGTTCCATCACGCACGACGCTCGCAGCCACAGCCGCTGCAGTTCCAGCCGGCGGGCAACGACCCGCTGATGCCGCCCGGCTACTGGCGCGACAGCAACGGCCATGTGCTGACGACGCTGTATGACAAGCAGGGCAATGCGCAGATCGGCCAGGTAATTAACTATAGGGTTGTCGACGCCGGCATCGACATCAACGACCAGTGCCTGCTGCGCTTCGAAGCAGTGATCGGCGGCGCCGACTGCTGGTGCGAAGTCGATGTCGGTACCAGCATGCAGCCGATACAGACGGGCGCTGTCCTGGCGAAGAACGGTATCTTTATCAATCCGAACAACCACAAAGCAGCAAGGGATTTCCTCGTGTCCTGGGTCCAGCATCTGCAGACCATCAAACGCTACGCCAACCAGAGCGCCTACGGCTGGACCGAGGACGGCAAGTCGTTCGCTTTCGACGACCGCGTCTACCACGACGACGGCACCGTCGATCTCGTTTACCGCGGCCGGCGCCACAACAGGAGCTTCATGGCAACCGGCGACATCAAGCCATGGCAGGACGCCATGCAGCTGATCTACGGCAATGCACCGCTGGAAGCGACAGTGGCGACAGCCTTCGCCGCACCGCTGGTCGAGCTGGTCGGCACCGCCTCACTGGTGGTGTCGCTGTATTCCAGCCTGTCGGGCATCGGCAAGTCGACAGCGATGACACTGGCGCAGGCGGTGTGGGGTCATCCGCGCACCGGCATGAGCACGCTCAGCGACACCACCAACGCGATGATGAAGAAGATCGGCGACCTGAAGAACCTGCCGGTCTACTGGGATGAGCTGCGCACCAAGGACCAGCTGGAGAAGGTGATCGAGATCGTCTTCCAGGTCACCCAGGGCAAGGGCAAGGCGCGGATGAACAAGGACACGTCGCTGGCCGATGTGGCGTCGTTCACCACGCTGTTCGTCGTCGCCTCCAACCACGGCATCGGCGACACGGTTTACCATCAGACGGAATCCACAGAGGCAGGCGGCCTCAGACTGTTCGAACTGCAGGCGCTGAAGCTGACGCCGACAATGCCCGATCACGACGCACGCCAATTGCTGATCCCGCTGCAGACCAACTACGGTGTCGCCGGGGCGCTGTTCGCCGAGAAGCTGGCGCAGGAAAAACCGATGGCGGTGCAGGCGCTGAAGCGGGTGGCGCAGGATTTGCACCAGCGGCACACCTTCGACTCGAAGGAACGTTTCTGGGCGATGACGATGTCGACGCTGCTGGTCGGCGCGGCGCTCGCCAACCACTGGGGGATCGCCAAATTCGATCTTACCGGACTGAAGACCTATCTCGATGTGGCGCTCGCCGAGCAGCGCGGCGAGATGCAGGTGCAGGAATACGCCACCATGGTGGCGACGCAGGACGTCGCCGGGCTGATGCATGAAATCCTGCTCGAAGCCCGCAACAAAGGACTGATCATCACCGAGACGATTCCCTACGCCACCATGGGCAAGCCGCTGCCGGCGACACTGGTCGACACCGACATGTCGAGGGTCGACAGTCCGTGGATATGGATGGGCAAGAATGACGGCCGGGTGCGGGCGCGGGCGCGGATGTTCAACGACTGGCTACGCAAGCGGCGGCTCAATCCGCGGCAGATCATCGACTCGCTGAGAGGCCAGTACCACATCACCCAGTCCAAGCAGACCATCGGCACCGGGGTCGTCGGTCTGGACGCACTGGCGCGGTTCGGACGCCACGAATGTTACGACTTCACGCCGATCACTTCTCCCGCTCCCAGCCCCGATTCCGATGAACAGAGCTGAGCGAAAGATTTGACTTGCCGTTGCCGCCACCGTTTCTAAGTGGGTTTTTGTGGTGGACGTCCTTTCCGGCAATGGCCGCTTTGCCGTGCGACTTCGCCATCTGGGAGCGGGCAGCGTTGCGTTTTGCCCGCTTCTTAATCTCCTCGGGTTTCCCGTGAAACCGTGCATACTCGGCCGCGTAGTCACGCCCCTTAGTCATCCTTCTTCTCCACTTCACGGCCCTCCTTGACGACCAGCTCGATCAGGTTGACCACCGTCTCGGCGACCTGTGTCCACGCGCGGACACTGTCAGGGGTGATGTATTCACCCGGCTCGTACTGGGCGCCACGGGTGATCGAGGCGCGTGCCGCCTTGTCCAGCCGGATGCCCAGCGCGGTGATGATTTCTTCCCTGTCTTTCATAGGTCCTCCTTGCGCCACAGATAGAGCGGCGAATTTTCTCCAGCCCAGCAGCCTAACGTATTGAACTGGAAGAACTCCATCGCTTCGTCGTGGTCCATGCCGTCCCGCTTGATCAGGATTTCGACACATTTCCAGGCGTCGTAGACGACCAGCATCGGCTGCCCGCAGCGCTCGGCGACGCCGACGATGGCGTCCTCATAGCCGTCGGCCAGCAGCGCCTCGGGGTTATGCTTGGCGATCCAGTCACGGGTTTCGTCCATCACTGCACCCTTATCTGCGGGAAGCCAGTGCCACCGCCGATCAGACCAAGCAGAAGGACGATTGCCGCCAGTGCAATCAGTACGATCAGCACGACGCGGATGATCCTGGCGGGCGGGTCCGGGATCAGGTTGGTGATGACGTACTCACCAATCGCATAGATGATGCCGAGCACTAGCAGATAGATGATCAGATTGACGAGCGCGTTGATCATGGCTTGGTCCCTTTCTTGCCGCATTGCGTCTGGGTGCCAGGGCAATCATCGTGACCTGGATGCGCCAGAGCAGGCAGGGTGAACATCATAATAGCTGCGAGCATGAGAATCGTTTTCATCTGTCCTCCTTACTTCTTGCCTTTCGAGCCACCTTTTCCGTGCCCTTGACCGGGGTTGTTGCCGGTGCCTGGGCGACCGGGTGAGTCTGGCCGGCTGTTACCTGCGCCAGGATTTCCCGGTGTACCTGGTGTTCCTGGAGTACCTGGTTCGCCTGGGCTTCCAGGACTTCCAGGCGCTCCTGGTGCGCCCGGAGCACCCGGTTGACCTGGGTTCCCAGCAGGACCAGCAGGGCCAGGAGAGCCGCCAGACCCAGCAGAACCGCCACCTCCATCACTCCCTCCGCTGTTACTGCCACCTGTTCCTGAGCCGGAACTGGAACCTGTCCCTGTCGAAGTGGCGCTTTGGGCTGACGCGGCTGCGCCTGGAAACTGGCGGCAATACTGGATCAGGTTCTGGCCGCGCTCCCTGAGCAGCCTGCACTGCTCCTGCGAGAACTCAAGACCCGGCACGTACTGGTTGGCGCAACTGACCAGCGTCATGATCAGCAGCATGAACAGCATTCCGAGAATGAATGCGCCGCCTACCTCTGGCGTCTTGAAGTTCATCTTTTTCTACTCTTCGGTGGAGGCGGAGGCGGACAGTCCAGCCCACTCACGTCGATCTTCAGCTGGCGCATCACCTTGCATTGATCCGCCGTAAAGCGGACCGGCGCAGCCGGGGTTGCTGCCAGTGCGAAGATCAGGGTTGCGACGAGCATCTTTTTCAACGGTCATGGTCGCACTTCTTGCGCCGCTTCCTTCACAGCCTCGATGCCCAGGGTGTCGGCAATCAGCTTCAGCGTCTCGCAGAACGACTGCATCTCGTCGTCGTTGGGACGGTGGTCGAGGACGACAGCGATGACGTAGCGGTCGCGGCCGATGAAGGCGAAGCCGGTCGACAGCGACCATTGCGTCGCGCCGCCCCGGTACTTGGCCTCACGGATGGCGCAGGCGACATTCTGGTGGGACAGTTCCCGATAGTTGGACAGGAAGCGGTCGAGGATTTCCTGATCGTTGAGCGCCCGCCAGACCAGGTAGCCGGGAATCGCGATCACCACCAGCATCCCGATAACGGCGACGTTGGCAAACGTTAACCCCTTGATCGCGCTGATCCAGCTGAGCAGCCTGCCTTCGGTTACCTGCACCGACTGCTGCTGGACAGGCGGCGGCGCCGCAGGAGGCGGCGGTTGTCCAACCTGTGGAGGGCCGGGGTCACTCATATCATCCACAGCCATGCGATGATCGCGCCGTAGATCAGTATGACAATGATCAGACCGGCGACGATGCCTTTCCAGAACTCCGGACTCACGTTTCTTCTTCGATCTTCACCGTGATCTTGGCTCCCACCGGCTTGGTCACGATGACCCGGTAAACAACCGTCTCTGTCTCGGTAACGGGCGGCACCGGCGGCGGCACCACGTCCTCCGTCCACGCTTCCCCAATGGCATCGAGAAACTTGTTGTGGTAGCCGGCGATCAGCTTGCCGATGCTGACGCCATTCGACCAGCTCGGCACCTTGGACTTGTCGCCATTCACAATCTCACGCGCCCCATACGGGTCGTTGGTAGTGTTGTTGAAATAGCGTTCCAGCGTCTGCCGCTTGCCGTCGGAAGATTTACGGTACCAGCCCTCGAACATGCCCTGGAACAGACAGTCTGCGCTGATCTTGGGGTCGAGCATCAGCTCTGGATTGAGGTAGAGTTCGTCGCCTCTGCCGGTCTCTGCGCCAGCCTTCTTATAGTTGTCGCCCCACGTCGTCTGGATATCCCCCCTGCCATAATAAACCTGCCCCGTAACAGGATCGACCTCAGCGTAGGCGTAGCCGTTCTTCTTGACGTAAGCCCTTGCTTCCTCGTCGCTCTTGCAGAAGCCTTCTCTGACCGGCGACATCATCGCCCCGGTCTCGTGATACGACGTCGCCAGGCAGTAGGCGGCAGTGCGGGGATCGCGGCTGTACATCTTGTCCCGCCACTGATCCATCTTGAAGTTCATGCCGTCGACCTGCACCTGGCTCATCGAGCCACCGAACAGGCTGGAGCGCACCGAGTCGAAGAACACCTTGCGGTCGAATGGCATTTTCAATCCTCCGTCTGCAGCCTCTCCCGCCACGGGATGCCTGCCTCGTCCAGCATCTGCTCCAGCTGCCGGATGATCTTGCGCAGATTGCTGTCATTCTTGCGCAGCTTGGCGCGCAGCTCGTTAGCCTCCTTGGTCTTCTCCGCCAGCTTCAGGCTCAGCGATTTGTCGCCGCTGTACTTCATAGGAACACGAACACGGCGACGACGAGCAGCAGGATGGCTGCGACGACTACCCACATGGCGCGCTGCGCCGACACCGGGCGGGGCAGCGGCACGTCGTTAGCCGGCTTCGGCGGCGGCTTTCGGGGTGGCAGTTCGTTATGCGTCGGCATTACAGCGACATCCTCTCCCTCAACAGGTACGCCTCCAGTGGCCACATCTGCCGGATGCAGTCCTCCTTGGCGAACTTTCTTCCCAGTTCCGGATCGAAATTCTCCGCATCAGCAGGAGCCGACTTGCCGACCAGTGCATAGCCATTGTCGGTGAGCAGGATACATATCGTCATGTGCGGGAGGAGTGCCGGGTGGATGTATTCCTCGTCGACGATCTTCTCCAGTAGCGAGTCGAGCGTGACGCGGTTCTCGGTCTTCTGCACCGCCTTGGAAAGGTTGTCAGTAACTCTCAAGCTGTCAGGTCCAGTGCCCATCTTAGGTTCTCCACTGATGTTGGTATGCTTGGTCTTGATGTTGGCGCCACCGTCGGCGCGCTTATTTGCAGTAGTCTCTCCCATTGCCGACCATGCCTCCCTTCCTGAACTTGGCCCGCCTGGTTTGCTTGCCAGGAAAAGCATGGTCTTCCAGCTGTTCCTTGGGAAACTCCTTGTCGTAATGACGCTGCTCGCGCTCCATCCCTTTTTCGATATTCCTCAGGGCCAGTTCATCGCTGGGGCGCACACTCGGATTGACCTCTCCTCCTGCCAGTTCCCTGGCTGTGATCCGCCTGACCATCACTTCTTGCCTTTCTTTTTCTGGTCGGCGCGGACGAATTCTTTTGCCACTGCCACCGACGGACCCTTGCCCGACTTGGGCTTCATGCCGTGGGCGACGGCGCGCATGAATTTTTCCTGCTTCTTTGTCTTCGAGGGCATTACTGGTTCCACTCCTGAAATTCTGCGAGGTCGAGCGGCGACGAGCCAAAGCCGAATTCCTCATTGCCGAACTCGTACCAGGTAGCGTCCTCGGGATCGTCGACTTCTTCGTTATCGTCGTCGAACAGCCTGATCTTCAGCTTCACACCGTTGTCGAAGACGACGTACTTCTTGTCGATGTGGACACAGGAGATGGAAATCCCGGCGTCCTTCATGGCGAACAATTGACATCTGGTGGCGCTCATCAGTCTTCGTACTGCTCCTCTCGCTTGCGGCGCTTCTCCTCCGCTTTCTTCGAGCGGACCGAGCGCATCAGGTCCTGCATCTGGATTTTGTCGTCGGGGTTCTTGTGCGCGCGATTCCAGTCGCGGATTTCCTCGCGGAAAATACGCGCCCGCTCCGCCCCCTTGGCGTTGCGCCACTGGCTCATCAGGTTCTTGCGGGCGCCGCTCTCGCGCCGCTCCGCCTTGCGCTGGCTGGCGCCGCCGCCCTCGAACGGCCGCGATTCCTCGGCCGGCCGGAAGCCCAGTCCCTTGACCGCGGATTCATACAGCGAGAACGGCTTGTGGTACTGCTCGCCGGTGGTCTTCGACACCGTGCCTTCGGTCTTCAGTTTGATGGCGTCCTGGATATTGTCGATGAGTTTCGGCCACGGGATCATGCCGGCATAGTCGCCATCCTTGAATGCCTTGGCGGCGTCCGCTCCCATGCCGCCGGCGGCGCCGAACATCGCCTTCGCCAGCCAGGCATAGATGCCTTCCTCGTCGAGCGACTTCGGCTGCCCGAACAGGAACAGGTTGTCGTTGCCGAAGGTGCCGGAGGTGTCGATCTCGATCAGCCGCGTGTAGCCGCGCAGGTTGGCCTCGGCCAGCGCCTCGCCGAGGCTCTTGCTGCCGGTCGTCCACGAGATCATCTCGGCCAGCCATTTCTGCAGCGCCTGCTCCTTGTCCTCCCAGTCGTCGTCGGAGAGACCGGCGGCGGCCGCCGCATTGACCAGCATCCTGAGCGGCTCGACCAGCGGCACCCCCAGCGCGCCGGCCAGCACCGTGGTGGAGAACGCCAGCCCGGCCACCGCCTTGGCGGCCTGCGCCCGCTCCTGCGGCTTGGCGAACGCCCAGGCGACGTTGCGCCAGAACAGCTGCCCGTACATCAGCCCGTATTTGCGGAACTGCGTCGCCGGCTGCAGCAGCGGATTCTGGAAAAACGTCGGGTTGTTGGCGGCGCCGTAGCCGCCCTGGGTTTCCTCGACGGTCAGCGCCGCGTAGCTCTTGGCCTGCGCATGGCTCATGCCGTCCTGCCGGGCCAGCCGGTAAGCGGCGACCGCGGTGGTGTAGCGGTTGACCCCCTCGATGGCCTCCGGCAGCGCCTTGGCGATGTTGACCAGGCGCCCGACGCCTTTCTCGAAGACGTTCTTGTCCAGCTCGGAGATGCCCGGCGCCTCGATGCCCGAGGAGGCGCCCCAGCCGAGTGAGCGCACCTCGTCGAAGACATCCTGCAGCTCGGCGGCATCCGGCTCGCCGGCCACCTGCTGCCGCCACCAGGCATCGTTGTCGGCCGCCTGCTGCTGGCCGAACACCTGCAGGCCGCTCTTCAACGACTGCTTCAGCCCGGCGACAACCGCCTTGCGGCGGCCGAGCCGGAACGCCTTGCGCATCTCGCGCTGGGTGGAGACGATGCCGTGCCGCGACGACAGCACCGGGCCGGTCGTCATGTACGGCTGCATCGAGTTCATGATCGAGTAGTGCGGCGAGAACAGGTGCCTGAGGAAGGTGATGTCCTTGATCGTGTTGACCACCTTCATGGTGTTGGTCTGGTTGGAATCGCCCTGCCAGCCGGTGACCCGGTGCGCCACCTCGTCGTACATCGCCTGCCGCACCGTGGTCAGCCCGGTGCCCGGCGGCTCGATGTGCTGCCGGGCGCTGATGTATTTCTGCACCTCGGTGTCGGCCGCCGACAGTTCACTGCCGAGCCGCATGTTGGCGATGTTGTGGGCGAAGTCGCGATTGTAGTCGCGCGTTGATTTGACCAGGTCGAGGTCCTCGCCGAGCACCCCGGTGCGTTTCAGGCCGCGGGCCAGGGCGCCGGGCGAGGTGAGCTGGCGGATATAGGCGTCGTAGACGGCATTGCCGACCGCCTGCTGGCCGACCGTCGTCTGGCCGATGGTGGTCTGCTCCAGATTCCTGATCAGCCGCGTCACTTCCGGCGGCGCCATCTCGCGGACCGCCTGGTGCAGATGCTTCTGCGAGATGCCGACGTCGCTGACATGGTGGCCCTGCGCCGCCAGCTCCCTGGCCCGCGCCACCAGCTGCGACTGGTTATCGCTCATCTCGACGCGCTTGTTCTGCACGGTGGCGACATAGACCTTGCGCGGGATCACCAGCTGCGTCGGGTTCTTTGGGTGGGCGAACGGATGCGAGGTGGTCTTCTGCCCGGTATACGGGTTGACGTACAGGGTGCTAACCTTCACCTGCGTCGGATGCGCGTCGGCGAAGGCGTTGAGGTCGGCCTCGTTCCTGAACAGTAGCCGGTTCTCGGCGTCGAGCGTCGCGCCGGCCGGCAGGTTCTTCGGGTTGGCCAGGGTGCCGAACGGTCGTTCCGTCGCCGAAATGAAATATTTGCCGCGCCGCATGAACGGCACGTAGACGCCCTTCGGCTCGCGCACCATGGGTACATTTGCGACGGTTGCCGCGGTCTTGCCCAAAGCGCTGTGGAAATCCTTGTCGGCCTGCGTCTGGTGCGCCGCGTCGCGCCGCGCATGCCCCGACATGATCCACTGGATGGCGTCGTCGATGGTCTTGCCGGCCGGCAGCGTGGCGCCGAACTTCTTCATCGCATTGTCGAGCGAATGCCGGACAATGTCCTCGGTCTCCAGTTTCGCGGTGGCGCGGTAATGGTCGATGGTCTGCTGGCCGACGGTCTTGCCGCTTGACTTCAGCGCGTTCCAGTCCTTCTCCAGCTGGGCGTGCATCGCCCGCACCTGCTGGTGGCGGCTGCCGGTCTTGTAGATGTGGCCATTGTTGGGGTGGTTGAGCGGCACCGTCGGGTCGACCGCGTAGCGCGACGCCTCGTGCAGGATGCGGCTCAGTTCGTTGTAGGTCTTCTTGTCGGTGCGCTGCAGCTCGGCCTGCGCCAGCTCCAGCTTCTCCGACTCGATGCCGTGGCCGGGATTTTTCCGGAGGTCGGAGCGCAGCTGGTCGCGCTTGACATGCACCTTCAGCAGCCGCGCCAGCGGGTTATCCGGGCCGCCGAAATACTCGGCCGAGCGGCGCATCAGTTCGCCCGACGAGGTCAGCATGTCGCGCCAGCGGCGGCGGCTTGGGGTGACGGCATTGGCGTAGCGGCTCTTGGAGCCGTCGACGATGCCGCGGAAGTCGAACAGCAGCGCCTCGGCGTCGGCGACCGGGTGCCGCGGCACCGCATTCTTGGCCCGTGCACTGTTGCCGATGGCTTCCCGCGACAGCTGCAGCTGGCCGCGCTCCGTGTAGGCGAGCGACGGATACAGCCTGGCGATCTGCTCCATGTAGGAGTGGCCGCGGCGCCCCCACAGCATGCCGACGGCGTTGGAGACCATGCCGACGACGCCGTCCCACCAGCTCGGCTTCCTGTCGGCGGCCAGCCCCGACACTTGTTTGCGGATGTCGGCCGGCATCTCCAGCGTCGACAACAGTTCCTGGAAGCGGGCGTTGGACATCGCCTCGGCGAGGAACTCGTTGACGTTGGTGAAGGCGTAGTCGAATTCCGCCCGCTCGGCCGGTGACAATTGCGCGAACAGCGACAGCCGCATGTCCTCGATGATGCGGGCGGTGCCGCGGATGTCGAGGTTGAGCGCCAGGCTGGTGGCGGCATGCGTCAGTTCGTGCAACGCGGTGTGGGCGTAGGCCTCCTGGTGCAGCACCAGCTCCTCGTCGAGGAACACCTGCGGTCTGAGGCCGGCCTTCCGCTGCGCCGGCGAGTAGTTGTAGTACAGCCCCGCCGCCGGCCCCGGCCTGCCGTGCAGCTTGCGCATGTCGGCAGAGCTGACGAAGTGGACGTCGATGTCGCCGACCATCGAGGTCAGATGCCGGACCAGCGCGTTGCGGATGGTGGAGACGAAGCCGCGCGGTTCGTCCAGCTGCAGCATGCGGTTGATTTCGCGCAGCACGTCGGAGCCTTTGCGGGTCTCGCCGCGCACGCTGATCTTCTCGCCGGTGCGCGGGTTGGTCACCTCGAAACGCCGGAAGTCCCGGTAGGCCGCCTCATCCCTGGCGGCCCGCGCCGCCGCCCTGGCGCGCACCTCGCCGCGGCCGGAGCGGATCAGCGCCTCGGCGTCGCCCCACGCCGACATCTGGTCCGGCGTGAACTCCTGCCGGTGCACGCGTGATTCAAGCCGGGTGTCCTCGCGGACCCGCGACGCCTCGGTCGACACCTCGGCGCCGATGTCCTCGCGGTACTCCGACCCCTCGATCTTCTGGTTGGTGACCAGGTCGTAGAATTCCTTGTCGGCGCCGGTCTGCTGGAACAGCTGCGCCATCGAGAAGTGGTACGGGTAGAGGCTATCGTCGTCCTTCTGCATGTCCTCCAGGGTCGGCGTGCGCTCCTTCACCTTGCGGGTGAAGATGGCGAGGTTCTCCTCCATTGACTGGTGGGTGCGATCCACATGGTCGGCGAGCTGCACCTTGGCGTCGCGCAGCGCCTGCTTGAATGCCTTCAGGTGGGCCAGCAGCGCCCGGTCCTGGTCGCGGCTGGAGCCGGTCGACGGCGGCAGCGGATGCGCCGCGATGATGGTCTGCACCTGGTCGCGGGCCTTTTCGGCACGCTCGCTGAGGCCACCCTTGGCGGCCTTCTCGGCCTCCGCCGCCTCCACCTTCTGCGCCCGCAGCTCCTGGATTTGCCGCTTCTGCGCCTTGTACTCGGCGCGCTGGCGCTCGACCTCGGCCTTCTCGGCTTCCGGCGGGTTCTTCTTCAGCCGCACCTGCTTGTGGTGGACCTGGCCATAGGCGAGCAGCAGCGGCTCGCGCGCCTCCGGCGGCTTCTTCAGCTCCTTCTCGTATTCCTTGAGCACCGACTCCTCGCTCTGGACGCGAATTTCCGCCGGCGCCAGGCCCTTCTTCTTGCCCACCCTGGCCTTCTGCTGGCCGGTGCCTTCGAGCTTCTTCTTCGCCGCCGCGGCTTCCTTCTCCTCCTTGGTCACCGCCCGGCGGCCGGCCTTGGTCGCCTTCTCCTCGGCCTCGACGCGGGCCGCCTCGGCCGCCTCGGCGTGCGGCTCCAGGCGGCGCTTTGTCTCGGCGACAATTTCGTCCAGGCTGGCGCGCATCGTCTCGCCCAGCGACAGCTCCGGGGATTCTTTCCGTTTCCTGGCGATCACCTCGGCGGCGACGTCATCCAGGGTGGCGCGGAAATTGCCCAGCTCGGAGATCGTCGAGCGCTGCAGCTCCGGCCGTCCCTCGACCGCGTCGGCGGCGTCGCGGCTGAGCTGGGTGCGGACCGCCTTCGGCGGCCCCTCAGGCGGGGCAGGCGCGGCCGCTGGCGCGCGTTCGGCCTCCGGCCGGGCACTCGGAGCCTCTTTGCGGATCAGCTCTGCAGGGGCCTCTGCGGGCTTTTTAGGGATAATCACCTCGACACGCTTCTTGCGCGCCTTGGCCTTCAGCGCCTCGCCCTTGGCGCCTGGCCTGGGCGGCAGCGCCACCGGCTCGACCGCCACCGGTTCGCCGACCCGCACCGGCGCAGGCGCTTCCTGCGCCGGCGGGGCCGCAGCCGGCTCACCGACCAGCGGGACCGGGGCAGGCGCCGCCGGCGTCGTGAACGCAGCAACCTGTTCAGCAGCAGCCGGCTCTTGTGGAACGAGAGCCGGCTGCGCCGGGGCAGCCGGGGCTTGCACAGGGGTGATTGGGGTCGCCGCGACTGGCCCTGCAGGCTCAGCGGCCTGTGCTGCCTCGGCCGGCATAGGGGCACCCGCCGCAGCAGCAGGTGGCATCGTAGCAGGGGCAGCCGCCGCCTGGCTCTCCGCCGTTTGAGCTAGGGCGATGCCGGTGCCTAAGGTTTCCGGCTGTTGCTGCGCCGGCACCGGTTGTAAGGCGGCGGCGATTTCATCCCCCGGCGGGGCGATGCGGGTGGTCGCCGCCAGCGCCGCACGGCGGTCTTCCTCCTCCAATTCGGCGCGGAACATCTCCTTCATGCGGGCTTGCTGCGCTACCTCCGCCCCGGCGATCTCGGTTTCCGGGGTCTCTTCGTGGAAGGTTTCGCGAAGATTGAACTCCTCAGGCTCCTCAAGTGCGGCCAGTGTGGCGCCGGCCGGCGCCGCCGGGCGTGGTGCAGGCTGCTCCACAGGAGCGCCGGAAAGCCCGGCGGCGATGTCGGAAGGCACCGCGCCTGGCAGCACCGTCTCGACTCCGCCGCCTCTTGCAGGGGCGGCGGCAGCGGCAGGCTGGGGAGGTTTGTCGAGGGTGCGCGGGTCCTCCGGCGGCACCGGCTCGGTCGACACCTGCGGCTGCTCGGGCTGCTTCTCCGTCCCGGCAGGCTGGGCAGGGGTATCGGCGCCCAGACTGCCGGGTGTCGGCTCGCCGGCGGCGGGAGTCGTCTCCGCCGGTGTGCCCTCTGGTTCGGTCGTCGATGATACTTCCGGAACGTCGTCGACTTTCGGCGGCTGCTCCTCGCCTTCGTTGGAGACCCGCTCCTTGCCGCGGGTGCCGCCGCCGAAGATCAGGCCGCCGACCATGCCCTGCAGCGAGGCCTCCAGCACGTTCATCGCCGCCTGGCCAAGGCCGGTGCTGCCGCCACCGGCAGCCTGGCCGGCCTCGGTGACGATCTGCTGCAGCCCTTCGGTGCCGCCCTCCTCGAACGACCCCTTGATCGCCGCCTTGATGAAGCTGTCGCGAATGGCGTCCTTGGCCTTCTGCAGGCCGAGCGCCTTGCCGCCGAACTTTGCGGCCGGGAACGCATCGAGACCACCGGACAGCAGGCCGCCGATGACCGCCAGCTTCTGGAACTGGTCGACCGTCAATGTTCCATCTTGTAGGGCCTTGCGCACCCCCTCGTTGGAGCGCAGGTCGTTGTACATGCCGGAAAGACCCAGCGCCATCGACGGCAGCATGGCGCCGCCATAGGCGCCTATCGCGGTGCCGATGCCGGGCGCAATGGCGCTGCCGCCGAGCGCACCCAGGGCGCCGCCGATCACCCCCGGCATCGTCGAGGTGACCGCGCTGCCGGCCGATTCCTGGAACCATGTGGCGAATTCGCCGAGGCTGCCAACGCCGGCAATCGTCGGCTCGCGCCGCTCCCAGCCGGTCGGCGCCTCGACCGGCTCCTGCGACAGAATGGTCTTCAGCTTGTCCTCGTCGCTCATGCCGCCCAGCGACAGGTCGAGCACGGTGAGGAATTCCTTGCCGCCTTTCAGGGTCTCGATGCCCTCGGCGGCGCCGCGCGCCGTCGCGTAGTCCTTCGGATCGACCCAGCTGTCAGCGGTCTTCTCCGGCTCCGCTTCGGCGAACGGATCGTAGTCGATGTCGACCAGCTTCGGTTTCGGCCTGGGCTTCTCGGCGCCGGCATATTCCACCGTCGGCAGCGCGGGGGCTGGCGGGATGACGTAGTCCGCCTTAGGTTTCTGTTCAGCCGCAGGCTCTGGTTCTGGCTTCGATACCGCCGGCTGTGGCTCCTTTTCCGGCTCGGCGGGTTCCACGATGGCAGGTGCCGGGGTCTGCGGTTCGGCTTCCTCCGCAAACGGATCGTAGTCGATGTCGATCAGCGTCGGCATCGCTCACTGCACCACCAGCTGGTAACCGCCATCCGGCTTGCGCAGGAACCACGCCTCCTTGCCTTCCTTGGTCTTGCCCTTGACGGCGCCCTCGACCGGCGGCGGCTCCGTGTATTCCAGGCTGCCACGGTCGTAACCGAGATCGGCGAAATCCTTGATGCGGGATTTCTCCGGCAGTGCGTCCCACAGCCGTGACTGCGTCTCGGCGATGCGCTTCTTGCCCTCGTCGGTGTCGGCGTCCTCGGCATTGACGGCATTGGCGGCATCGCTGACCAGCGGATCGACAGCCGTCCAGTTGATCTCCTTGTTGGTTTCAGCCAGCTTCTCGGCGCGGCGGATGGCGGCGTCGCGCAGCGCCCGACGTTCGTTCTCCTTGTTGGTGCGCTCCTCCTTCGCCAGCTCGGCTTCGGCTTTCAGTCGCTCCTCTTCCTTCTTGGTCTTGGCTTCCTTCTCTTCCTTGATCCGGGTGCGCTCCGCCTCGCGCTCCTCCTTCGCCAGCTCCTCCTTGCTCTCGATGCCGTGACGGCGCGTCCACTCGCTCTCCTCGGCCTTGATGCGCTCCTTCTGGCGGGTGCCCTCCGGATCGGCGAGCGCCATGATCTGCTGCCAGTACATCGACTTCGACTGCACGCCCTGGATGATTTCCGGCAGCTGGTCGGACGTGACCGGGATGTTCTCCTCCTCGCCGTCCTCGTTGGTGCGGGTGACCACCAGCTGCTGCGTCTCCTTGTCGATGGAGACATCCAGATCGCCACCGTCGGGGATCATGTCGTAGGCCTGCTTGAGGACGTCGGCGGTCTTCTGCAGGTGCTCGGGGTCGCCAGTCTTCTGGTACTTGTCGTAGGCCGCGGCCGCCACCGAGCCGAGCCGCTGCACCCGCTGGCCGCCATACTGCATCAGCCCGGCGGCCGCCGCCTCGGCGTCATCCTTGCGGCCGCGCTCCAGGTACCACTGGACGATCTTCGCCATGCGGACCATCTGCCGGTCGCCTTCCGGCATTTCGCGGCCGGGATCGACCTTGTCGTCGATAGCCTCAAGTTCTTCCGGAGTCGTCGCACCCTCGCCGGTAGCGAACCGGCGGCTGCCGGCCTGGCTCGCCTGCTGGCCCTCCGGAGTCGGCACTGCACCCTGCTCCTGCAGGCCGAAATGCCGGGTCAGGAACCGGGTGCCGCCGTCGAGCGCCTTGGCGACGTCGCCGAGCAGTCTGGGCGACGGCTTGTACTTGCCGCGGTTGGTCTCCTCTTCCTCGCCGCGTGGCGGAATTGAAGCAGTCGTCTCCTGGTCAACAGGTGGAGGAGCCGCTGCCGCAGGCCGTCGCGCCATGGCCCCTCCCGCCGACGTGGTGTAGCCAGCGGCTTCAGCCCGTGGCGACCGCGTCAACGTTTCTTCTTCATCGGGGATCGCCCCGCCGGCCTGGAATCCCAGCCACTTCTGCATCTCGATGTCTTGCGCCTGGGCGGCGTTGATGTCCGTCACAGGCTGCATGGTGCGGGTGTCGTAGGTGACGCCGGTCGCCGGGTCGCGCAGGATTTGCGGCACCGGCGCCGGCTCGTAGCCCGAGACGTCGGTGCCGGCGGGAGTGCTGGGTCCAGGCGCCCGCGGTCCCTGCTGCTGGCGCGGCGCCTGCGGCAGGTTGGGATTGCGCGACGGCGGCGTGAACGGACGCCCCTGCGGATTCGCTTGCGCAGGGGCGCCGCCCGTGCCGGACCGTGGATTGGGATTGGTCGGCGGCACGAACCTCGGTATCCGCCGCCCGGTCCTTGGATCGATCTGCGGCGGCGCAGGCTGTGCCGGCTGGGCCGCCGCTGGCTTGGTCGGATCGGGAATGGCGCCCGGCCTGCCCTGCAGGTCCAGCGGTACCCCGGTCAGCGGATCGAACGGCACGTTGACCTTAGGCTGCAGGTCCGGCGGTACCCCGGTCAGCGGATCGAACGGCACCCGGATGCCTTCCTCGCCGGGCCGGTACCGGGTTTCGCGATCCTCCAGGAACTCCGGCTCTTTCCTGCCAACCTTCGGATTGGGCGGATGCCTGACGCGGGTCTCGGTTGAACCGGTCTTGGTGGTATCGACTCTGCCGCCTCCGCCGCCTCCGCCGCCTCCGCCGCCTCCGCCGCCACCTTTCTTCGGCTTGGATTTCTTCCAGTAACCTTCTTCGTAAGCCGTCGATGACGGCCGCCCTTCCAGCGCCGACAGCCGCCTGGCGGCCCGGTCGCGGGCGTCCTGGTCGCTGCGGCCAGGGCGGCTTTCCTGCTTGAGCAGCTCCTGGAACCGCTTGTCGCGATCCTTCAGCATGCCGCCCTTGGCGAGATACTGCGTCTCCGGGATGGCGCCGCCTTCCTCGAAGCCGACCATGCCGCCCTGATAATGCGAACCGCCACGGCTCTGCGCACGCATGCCGCTGCCAAAGATGGCAAACGGATTGCCGCCGCTGCTACGGTTTCCCATCGTGACTGGCGTCGACTGGTACGACTTCCACTGCTCGTCGGTTATCCCGACCTGCCGTGGATTGGCGCCCATCGACAGACCCAGCCACTGTGCTCCAGTGGGTTTGTAATAGGTCGACGCTGCCGGTTTTTGTTGCGCTGCAGCCGCGGCGGCTGCCGCTGCCTTGGCGGCACGATCCGCGGCGAGTTTGTCGTTGGCCTGCTTGAAGGCAAGCTGCGACGGCGACAGGCCGTCGGTCATCTGCATCGGCTTCACGGCGCTGACGCCGGACGCCTGCTGGCCGACACGGCGTGGCGTGAAGCCGGGCGTCGACGTCGGTCCCGGCTGTATCTGCTGGGTATAGGCGCGGAAGCGGTTGTATTTGTCGGGCGTGCCGGACGGGTTTACTGGCGCGCCACCCTCCTGGAAATACTGCGGCTCCGGAATCACCCCGCCACGCTGCGCGAACATCGGCCGGGGCGGCGACTCCGGTTCTTGCGGCGCCAGCCATTCCTCCTCCGGCGGCACCAGGGCGGCGACCTGTGGCCCAGTCAGGAATTGATTCTCCGGGAGCGCCACGCCGGCCTCCGGACTGTAACGGACATCCGCGGTCTCCTGTGGCTCCTCCGACACCACTTTGGTGTCGGCGGTCGTCTTCTCCTGCGGCTTCGCCACCGGTTCTGCTGCCGCCGGTTCAGCCGCGGCGGTCTGCGTCTTCGGCGCGTTGCTCAAATAATTGGTGAAGGTGTTGACGAATTTGTTGGCCGTTGTGCCCTGCTCGATGCCGCCCGGCAGGGACGTCCACTGGCCGCGCAGCGCGCTGCCAACGCCGGCCAGCACCTTCGGATCGCCGGAACGCAGTGCCGCCATCAACTTGTCCTGGCCGCCATAGGTTTCGGCCGCCAGGTACCAGGCCGCCTTGTCTTGGTTCTCCGGCGAGAAGTCCTTTAGCCCGTACTTTTTCGCGATATTGTCCCAGGTCGAGCCGATGAACTGGTACTTGCCGGCTGCCGAGGAGGTCCGCCCGGCATTCGGCCCAGTCTGGATACGAATGCCCTTGCGCGGGTGATCGCCATAATTGTCGAATTTGCCGCCGCCATAGATGACGTTGTAACGGCCGCCGGATTCCGGTCCGGCAATCGTGTTGAGCAAGGCGCGCACTTCCGGCGGCGCGTCTCGCCATGCCAGCTCGTCACCGCGAAAACCCTTGCCGCTCGATGCGCCTCCGCCTCCGCCAGCGGAGGAAGTTTCAGGGATCGCCCCGCCGCCACCCTCAATCGGATTCCCCATGGCATCGAGTTCAGCTTCAGTCGGCAGGCGTTTCTGCTCGTACTCGACGTCCTGGAGCTTCTGCCGGCCTTTGCTCTCCCTGATGTCCTGACCGGTCTTGAACCCGGCGACGAAATC